CCCCCACCACCACCTAATAGACCACCTAACCCACCAGTAAGCTGACTTATTAAGCTTGCTTTTTTGTTTGGATTTGGTGGTAGATTTGTATTGTTAGCCCCACCAAAAAAGTCTGCTCCCAAATCGTTAATCATTTTCGCTTTACTCCTTCTCATATCTAAACCATTTAAATATGTTTTTAGTTGATTTCTGTGATCTTCATTGCTTGGGTCATAATTGGGCATAGTTCTTGGGTCTGCTCTATAATAAGCCTTTTCAAGAGCTTCCGTAATTCCACCAATATCTTGAAACACGCCTTGATTATACAAGTCCATAAAACTGTTATAATTTTGGAAAGATGTAGGGTCTTTATAGCTACTATCTTTTAGCTCCTCTAACATAAAATTAACTTGACCACTTAAATCATCAATAGGTAATCCGTAGCTATCTAAATAATTTCTTAACTTATCTTGCCTTCCAGCTCTCCATTGATTTATCCCTAATGCATATCTGCCTTTATCATCTTCTGGGCTTCTAATACTTCCACTAAAACCTCTTGTTGGAGTATACATATTCTCAACCATCATGTTTCCAACAAAGCCAGACGCAACATCAAATGGCATCCCACTAGACATTAGCTGAGCCATAATTGCAAAAACTGATGGATGGAGATTAGTCATGTTTAACCCATTTTCATTAGAGCTAGTAACCTAATATAATCAAACAACCCGTGTTCTTGTGTTGTTGTTTGCTCACCTTGAGCTGGGATAATTCCTAGTGAACTTAATAAGGCACTCAACCCTTGTTGCCCTGCTCCCGTAAAACCACCAAATTGTTGTTGAGCTTTGTCAACTAAAGCTTGTTGCATCATTCTTTGGGCTTCACTTCTATTATAAGCTTTATCATCCAAGTAATTAGCCATCCCAAAACCCATGTTAGCAAGTCCAGATAATGCCCCTGCCCCTGCCATTTGATTTTGAGCTACATTCAATCCCATTGCGTTTTGATTGTTGAATTGGTTCAAAGCTTGATTGTAATTCTGCATATTTAAATTTGAAGAGAGGTCACCAGCTTGTTTTGCGTAAACTTCATTTGTTAAACTATCAGCTACTCCGTGCCTGCTTCCACCATATGCGCCTGCATTTACTGCTTGAGATTGCATTTTTTGAATTGCTGTTTGTCTAGCATCTTCAAGATTGCCAAGTGATCTATCAATGACTTCATTAGCATATGGGTTCATATACTGATTCATATTCTGTTGATTGAATGCCATTGGCTGATAGTTCATGGCATTTGTCATGCCAGTTTGGGCTTGCCCCATACCATCAACTACTTGGTTATAAACATTGTTGCCTGCAGTTGCCATTTTGAATACCTTTATCTATTTGGATTATTGTCTGGGTTTTGATTGATGTCATAAACGTCAATTGTATCATCATAAAAGCTCATATACTCATCACTCATATCCCTTGGTGGTTGTTCACTTGTTTTCCCACTAATCCAATTGGTAAAATCTTTGATGGGGTCATAGTCCATATCTATACTCCAAGTCCCAGCTTGATTAGACCCCATCAATCCCCAATCTGTAGAATTTGTTGGAGTTGTTGTTGGTGGGAAATAGTTATCATCATCCCTAGAGCTTGAACCACTAGATGCTCCCATTGGGGTAATTGGGTAGCCTGTCACGGGATTGACTTGACCCATTGTACTAGATGGGGGTAAGGATTCGGCCGTCTGAGCTTCTATTCTTCTATAAATATCTGGATAATTCTCTTTTAGCTTAGCTAATTGATCTGTATATAAATCATAAGACTTATATCCACTAACCCCATTTTCTGTAACCATTTGGGGAAGATTGCTTGCCACCCCTTCCATTCCAAAAGAGCTTAAAGCACTATTTAGATTATTATTTATTCTTGGGTCTTGCCCAACTACATCAACGCCCATGTACGGCGCATAAGGAACATTTAACCCTTTAGCTTGAGCCACAGCATCTTTGACCATATCCTCTTGCCATTTAGGAATAGCTGTTGTTACTGTTTGTGATCCACCTTTACCACCTGCCATTTTTATATCTCCTTATAGATAGTTGTTTGGGCTTCCTTCCACCCATGATCTTTTAGTGCTTTAACCCAGCCTTTTCTTCCACTTATGGTTAGCTCTGTGCAATTTAATTTTTTCGCCCAAAAGATAACACTTTCATGCATATCCTTTAGTTGGCTCATTTCCCCTGCCCCCAAAAATACATGGCAAACTTTCTTTTTAGGATATTCCAATATTTCCGTAACAAGGCATCCTTTCTCTGCTGGCCATAATTGGTATTTTCGCTCTGCAAGACCTTGAAATATATCCACCAAATCATGTGTTCCCCCACCATATTTAAGAGCTTGCTCAATCCAATAGCTACATTTACTAATTTCTTCTTTATTCATATTGATGTTGCTGAAAGCACTCCACTATTATCAACTGTAATTTTATATCTTGTTCCATTCGGACTAGCCAAAATTAATCTTTCATCTTTTACTATTTCAACGTCTTGTTGCTTTTTACGATTTAATGCGTCTTGGCTCTCAAGCTCTCTATTTCTTTCTATTTCAAAAGTAGGGTCATAGTTTTGAGTTGGTGGTTGTAAAATCATCTTTTTCCACCTTGCTTTGCATTAAGTCTAATAGTTCCTATTCTCCAATCACTATTAGAATTAGCATCAGTTATTCTCATTGTAGCTTGCCTTCCTGTAAATCTTACATCTGTAGGATTTGAAAATGTCACAAGCCCATGATCAGTTTCAGTGCCATTTGGGTATAATTTTGTTTTAAAACGACCTACTACGTTTCCTTGGGTTTTCTCATCAGGAATTATTTGATTTATATGCATTAAGTTGTCCCCATTCCCCAATTGAAAAGGTGCAGTTTCAGCAAATGGAATGTAACCATTTCTATTAAACCCTACCTCATGCTCAACAATTTGATGTGGTAAGATAGAAAATGTGCCTTTATTTTGGGTTTCTAATAATTCTGAAGTATTAGCTCCATTTGTATGAGAACTGTAATCAGATTTATGAAAGGTCAACCATCCTCTACCTGGCCTAAGTGTATCAAATCTTGTTTGAGCTTCGACCTTAATGTATTTTGTAAATGGTCCAGACCCACCCATTTGTTTAATTCCATCAAAACTTTCTGTAATAACACCATTATTAAAAGCATCATGCGAACCACCCAAAGAAAATTCAAATTGAGCAATGCTCCCAGAACTTGATGAGCTAAAATTTATTTCAGTAATCTTTGTCCATTGGTAGCCATCAAGCCTTGTACTTATTGTAATCGGTGCGACCATTTGAAAAGACGCAGTTTGAGATGCTCCGTTTTCATCTAACCCAACTAAATTAATTGTTACTGTTACTGCCGAACTTGATGGATACCTATAGAAAAAATATTCTGCGCTTGGCAATGTAAAGGTTTCATATAGTGTCCCAGATCCAGAATATTGGACTAACTCACCATAATTATTAATCCCACTATTAAGACTACTATTGGTGTCTAAAAAATTTAATGTTGGGGCATTCCCTGTTATGGAAGGATTGGCAAAGATTGTTGTGTTAATCCTATTCCTTTGCCTAATTATATTTCCAACATCAGTACATGATAAATCTTTTTCGGGGCTTGATGAAGTTGTTGGTGTCTGACCATTAAACTCTACTTCAATATAGAGACTGAAGGGGTCTCTTATAGATAATGGATAACTGCCATCATTTAATTTGCTAGTTGCTTTAATTGGATATTCAAAAACTCCTTGGTCAACACCAGATGTTCTTCCTAGTATTCCATACCACCAAGAATTACTTTTATAATTCCATGTTACATATTCATTATTCTCATTAGAGTTTAACCCTGCAAAATACCAAGTCACCTCATCAAACTTTGCGTTAGTTATTGCACAAATCTTTGATTGCTGAGTTGTCGTAAGTCTTTCTGTTAGATAATCTTGAATTTCGCATTTAAGCTCTTGAACTCTTTGACCACTATAAATAAAGAACCCATTTGATCCCCACCAAACTATCCCAGCATCAATAGACGCAGAAGCTAGGCTTCCATAAGCTCCACAGTTTTCACCGACCCTTTGAATGGAATGAACAAATGGCAAGCCAATATATCTAGTGGCATGAGCATCTGTATCTGTAACAATTAAAATTCCACCTCTAATTTTTTGAGACAAAATATATTGGCCAGTTGTTTGTAAGTCTAAATTACCAGCTTGATTGGTTGCGCTAGAATTCCATGTATTGTAGTTTTCTTGGTCACTCCATTTGACTTGTCTACTGGTGAAGCAAAACAAAAATCGTTCATCACTTACAATAGACCCAAAATTATTATCACTATAACCATTGCTAGGGTCAGATGCTCCAGATATTTCTTGGGCTTTATTTGCAGTGTTTAAATCCCAATAAAATACTCTTCCACTATCCCTATTGCAAAAAATTAATTGCTCTCCAAAAGTTGAAAATTGAATAGATGTAGCTGGTAAAAGTGTAGAGGATGTTGATAATGGCTGACTGCCCCATTGCCCACTTCCAAAAAAGCCTGACCCGTATCCTGTCATGCCTTGGGCGTTTTCTCTTCCTGTCACAAAAAGAGTTGGTGTAATGTCATAAAAATCCCCATTGGGGAAAAGAACAAATACTTTTTTATAATTTGCGAAAGCTAAATATCTTGACCCATTATTACCTTTCCAAGATATCATCCCCCTTATTGGCGCATCAACTGCTATATCAGTTCTTGTTCTCCATCCACCCAAAGGTTTTAAGCTATCATCATGCCACCGAACTAATTGACTAATTATCCATCTACCAGAAGCATCAAGTTCAGTACCATTTTTATAAACTCCATTAGGAAATTTTAATGGGATAAGTGGCATTATTTCATAACCTTTAAACGCATTTTCCATCTACCTACAGTTGTTGTGACTGTATTCCCCACAACACCAGCTGATCTTGAGGCAATTTGGAATTGACCTAGACTTGGGAATACTCCTTTTACATTTGTAGTATCTCCACTTTCTACATAGACACTTGGAGAGTAACTAGCATTGGCTACTGTATCTGTTCCATAAACAACATCACCAACACTGTATCCATGATCTGTCTGTGTGCATACGATAGCCCACTGAATCATAAATGGGTTAGCATTTAATCCATGAGGAAAAGAGAAAGTTCCACCATTAGTAACAGTCATATCTGCAGATGTTGCACCTGCCCTTACTGCGCCAATTGCGGAATAAATTGCAGTTGTATTTACTTGAGAAAAGCTAAAAATGCCTGTGGCATTGTCATAAGTCAAAGAACCTTGTGTAGACGTTCCACTATTCGTTGCTGACAAACTACTTAATGACATACCAGTACCACTATCATCAACTGCAAATTCCAATGCAGTACCACCACTATTCATTTTTAAAATTTGGCCTGATTGTCCAAGTGATGATGGAGTGTCTGACATATCTAAAATGGATGGTGTAAAAAATTCTAATGCAGTTGCACCACTATTTATTTTTAATTGTTGATTTGCAGTTCCTAATGCGCTTGGAGTGTCTGTAATTGATGTAGCTACAATAGACGTTGGAATTGCATCTGATACTGTTTTTAAATTTGTATCTATAGAAATAATCGTATTATTGAGAGTGCTGCCCCACAGATTTTCAGACCCACCAACAGTAGGATATTCAAAGCTATAATTTGTTGTTGTTCCCATTTTATGCGACCTTACTTAAAGTTGAAAATACGTTTGATTGTGACCAATCAGTTGATGGGTTTGAAGCTTCTGACCAATTTGTGCTTACATTTGAAGTTTCTTCCCAAAAATATTTAGGTACGATAATAACATTTGAGTGTGATGAAAAACCACCACCCCCCATTTGTATTCTTTGAAAAGTTCCATTAATATTTGATTGAGAAATATGTGACGCAACCCCTGAGAAAATTGCCTTGGCATTACAGGTAGTATCTAGCTGTAACCCTAAATTTATTGAATTTGTTCTTATTCTTACATTTGATGCATTTACATTTGTTTGAGATGCTAAAGATAAGCTAGGTTGTAAAATAGCATGAAATGGCGCATTAAATGCACTTTGGTAAGATAAAGAAATTTCACCTAATCTTACTCTTAAAATATTTGTTGTGATTGATGATTGTGATGCAAAAGTAATAGGAGATGTTCTTAGCCTTGTTGCGTTAATTGTAAAAGTTAAATTGTCAGCTAATGTTGCATTATCATCTCTGACCCTTCTAGCCCCACAAGCACCATTTGCTTGAGATCCAAAAGTTGCTGATGTTGTTTCAATTGCATTAAATGTCCCAGAGATAGAGACTTGAGAAGCAAAAGAAATAGTTGCAGGATTAATTTTGCTTGCAATGCTTGATAGATTTGAATTTACAGAAAAAGTTACAGATGCCTGGACAAGAGTTGTACTAGCTGATGTGCTAAATGGCGTTTCACTATAAGCGACAAATCCAAACATTAACTATTACTCTCTTTTAGCTCACCCAAGGCAGATCTGTTTCCTTAATCGCCTTATTATCAATCTGTTCTTGAATTTTTCCATTTACATGGGTTTCATAGTCGCCAGTAACTTGAGCTTGTATCCACCCAAGTACGTCACTTTCCTTTAACTCTGCTAAAACCTTAAAAGACCCCTTTGGTGTATTCTCAGCAGTGAAGGGGGTAGCTCCTTGAAAAGTTCCTTCGTTCCCATCAGCGTCTTTTCCTGTTTTTTTCCAGACAGTGCCAATGACTGCATCTTTAAGTGCATCTCCATCATCATTTGTCTGGTCTTTGATTTTCATTTCAATCACTTTCCAAGTGTATGTCATGCTCATTAAGACATCTCCTTATCTAGTCTTTCATTAAAAACTTGTTTCATTGCTTGTATTTGATCTAATGCAAACTTTGCTTGATTTTCTTTTTTCTCAATATCAATCATTTGTGCAAACAAATACTTTTGTTGGTCAGAAAGAGATGATTGTTCATACTCTTTATCTTTCCATTTTATATTTGGTGCTTTTGTATTCTCTGTCATTTTGTCTCCTTATGAGGGTTTTGTTGGCAAGTCTGACTCTTCAAGGTTAGGCCACTTGGAATGAGTGGGTAAATCTCTGAGAGCTTGCCTGTAGGTTTTCCAATTATCTGCTACAGAAGTACCTTCCTCTGTAGCTTTAGTAACAATCCAATCTGATTCAGAAAGGAGAGTGTCTCTTTTTGATCTCCAACCTGCATTGTCACCATTATCTATTTGTGCCTGTCTTTCTTCGTCAGTCATTTTTGCATGGTCTGGCATTTCATCGACAGTAACTATTTTTCCATCATCTATGTAAGTATAAGGCATCTAATACTCCCTTATGTTATGGCTGTTTTAAAGTGACGCACCATGCCTCTAGTCACAAAGCTCGTACTGTTTGCAGTAATCTTAATCTTGTTTATGTTTGTAGTTTTCTCATTGTAAAAAGTTGAACCACCATGAGTATGGAAAGGGTTTTGGTAATCCATTCCAAAGTTTTGCCAATAAAACCAAGGTGGATCGTCAGTCCTTTGAAAATACCAAATTTTAAACATATGATCGTTCCAAATACCATTAGAGCCTATACCACTTAAAGACATATAATTAAAATGAACGTAACCATTCTGAGTTTGTTGCTGAAGACCATTACCCCAAGCTCTAGTTTGATATTGTACATATCCATTTTGGTTAGCTGATGTTAAATAAGAAGAACCACCATTACTGGAAATATAACCATATAGTTGATTACTGTAGTTGGTAGTATTTTCTAGACCTATTAGTTCAAAATAATGTAATTCATCTTTAGCAACAGTGAACAAATACTCTTGGGTAGCAGCAGTGGTAATCTTTGTTTCTGAAACCAGATCCATCATTCCACTACCTGCATCTGCCCAATCAGCCAGACCACCACTACCATTAGATGTTAAAACTTGCCCTGCATTTCCATAAGAACCACTCCAGTTTCTTAGATAAGCAAACTTTGTATTCCAAATTGTAACATCATTAAGGTTTGATGTACTAGCAGGGTCACAATAATAAGCACTATTATTATAGTCGTAATAAATAGGTGCTGACATATAGTTAGCTGATGTAACTCTATCTGCCGCAGTTATTCTATAAACATTTGAATTACTAGATGGGTCACAATAATAATTGGTATCATTTGTGTCGTAGAAAATTGGCGCACGATATGAACCTTCGCTTTCAGAATAGCTAACTTCCCCTGCATAAAATCTACTACCTGCTTCTTGAAAGTAAGCTGTTCTTGAACTTGTTCCATTGTGAAAAGAAATATAAGGACTACTACTAGCATAAATTCCAAGTTGTCCTACGCTAGATAGTGTACTACTTGTGTTGACGCTAAGAGTACCTGCAGTAAATAGAATATTAACTAAAGATGTACTTGCAGGGTCAACGTAATAAGCAGAATTGCTTGCATCATACATATAAGCAGAAGCAATATAACCAGCAAAAGTAGCATTACCAGTGCTATTAATCTCTAAAGCTACACTTCCACCATTGTACATAAATTTGTGGCCTAAAGCCCAGTATTCTGGAGTTAAATACGCACTGGTAGATCGGTTGTAATTAAAATAAATTGGATTACTGCTTGCACCAGCAGGGTCAATTTCAACAACAGCGTTACTATTCCTGATTGTAAAAATTCTGTCAGGTGAATCTGTACCAAGACCAATATAACCTGTGTTTGTAATGTGAAACCTATTTGTGAATGCTGTAGCAATAGCAAAATCCCCAGTATAACTTGACGCAATTCCAAAATCATCGTCGTTTAGACCATTAACTGCCCAATCACCTGCCCCAAAGTAAGCTCTGGTGTTTGACCCTTCTTGAAAACGCATGGCTGGGTGAGTCCCAGAAGCCGTCGTAATTTGTATTGTGCCACCGACATCAAGCTTTTCGGCAGGAGTGCCTGAACCAATTTTTACATTGCCAGACGCATCAATAGCCATACTAAGTGTGTCCATACCATCTGAACCACCTCTTCTAAACTGTAAACCTCGACCTGCTGTTGAACCAGATTGGTGGACACCAATATGAAACTCACCAGAACCATCACTAGCAGGGGTTACAAGTTCAAGTCCTTCATAAGATGAAGACTTAGAAAGAATAGCTAATGGTGCGTTTGCAGTAGTGCCAACACCAAGACCAGTTGAGGTTAATCTCATATATTCAGTAGAACCATCAGCATTATCAAATGTCTGTGTGCCACCTCTAAAGTTAAGATTGGTATTAGCATCAATTAAAAATGTACCAGAATTATTTGATAAACTTCCTGTAGTTCCAATATTAACTGCACCAGTAAATGTTGGACTACTTAATGGTGCATAAGTAGAAGATGCACTAGACTGAGTTAGGTAAGTAGAGGATGCACTTGATTGAGTTAGATAAGTAGAAGATGCAACTGAGGTACTCAAAGCACCTATATCTGATAATACTTCACTAGCACTTCGACCTTCAATAACATTGCCATTTTTTTTCAAAAATTCAGCATTTGAAATTGCACTTGACCCCTCTATCAAAGATTTAGAGGCAGGCTCAGTAACAAAAACATCTTTTGAAGCAGAGCCAGAAAAGTCAATCGCAGATGAACCACTTGAACTTTCTAGTATTGTCGTTCTTGTTAGTGTGCTAGAGCTATTCGCCCAAGTTCCTAAACCAACTTCCCAAGTTCCATTTGCAGGGTCAACAATCGCATAATAAGTCGTATCTCCATCTGACAAAGCATTCCCAAAAGTTTGAAAACCACTGACACTTCCTGTCATAACAACATTTGTTGTTCCATTTGTTGTAGACGTTTGCTTTATTCGATTTTTGACAGTAAATGCCATTTTTAGTCCTTATCAAGTTAAGGTTACATCCAGTTGGCCAGAAGCAATCTGAAGAATGTCGTTGGCCTCAATTGTTTTAGCATTTGATAAATTTGCGTATGCTATTAGATTGCCTGAACTAGATGCGTCAAAAATCCCTGCTGAAACTACCGAACCCCAGCTTCCTGATGCTGTGGGAAAGGTTAGTGTACCTGTGTTAGTAGCCGTTGTTGGTGAAGTCCCCGATACACTAAATGTAACTTGCACTCTACTATAATTACTTCCACTTAATTCTGTTCCTGATGCACTGTCTGTTGGTGAATTTCCACTTGCAAACAAACCAACATACCATGTTGTCGGTCTTGTGACTGAATTAGTAGTCAGCAACCAGTTTAGCACTCTGTCCTCAAATGTATCTGTTAATGCGTCACTCATTTAATAGCTCCTTATCCTTAATTTTAAATTACCTGCACTATGCCTTGTATTGTCTGACTCACCCATTATTCCATTGATAGCTCCTTGATAAGCAGTACCCCAAACAGCCATTCTTTCATCATTTTGCAAATAGGGTGAAGCTTGCAAGAGAGACCCATATAAATAAACATCAGGTGACATTGTTAAAAGCCAATTTGTAGATGAATCAGGAGATGACCCTAGAGGAGTTATTTTTTGATAATATAAAATTTCAATTGTATGGGTTATGTCTGGAGTTGGATAAACTTCAATTAAATCACCAATATGAGAATAATATTGGGGCTTCCCCTTTGCATCATCACCTTCATCTCTTAATTTTGCAATCTCTTCGGCTGATGTTTGTTTTAATAAAGATTTACTACTATCATTTAAATGTATTCTAATAGTTTGTAACCAATCGTTTGGGGTGGCAGAGTATTGAGCTTCTAAATTTGCTGTTTGCTGATTCATCATTCTATAGTGGCGCAATTCTCTATTAAGTTGCGCCTCAGCCAATGTAATAAAATCAGGGATTACATTTGATAAATCACTACGGTTCAACCAATCTGCTATTGATGTTTGTAGGTTTCCATAATTTTCTAATGCCATTATAAACCCTTAACCAAAAGTTTTTTGTAATTGGGGTCTTTTAATTTTTTCTTTATAAATTCCATAAATTCATGGCTACCCAATTGTAGCCCACTTTCCTTTGACCATTGCTCTGCTAATATCAATGGGATTTCACCAACATATCTCATTCGACTTTCACCAAAATGATTTGGCAAATTGCTATTATGCAAATCTTTAATATGGTTCAATAGTGGCTCTACATCCTGTTCTCTTTTGATATAGAGCTTCCCACTATCTTCGGTTATGTTGGTTTTAATCACCATTATTCTTTAGTTTCCCATGCTTCATTCTCAGGCGTGCTAGGGTCATCAGCTTTAAAAAAACCTTTTTTATTCCTTGCTCTTACTTTCTTTCCTTCTAATTCGCCCCATCCATTTTTCACAATAATGTCAGCTTCATCTTGCGTAACATTTATTGTTTCACCATGATCTGTAGCACGCCCGTTAAAAAACGGGCGTACTTCAGTGGTTATTTTAACCGATATACTCATTAACTAGTTGAGCAATCTGCAATGACACCATTCGCTTTTTCATAAGCATAAAACCCCATCTCTGTTGAGATTAATCTACGCTCAGAATGGCCAGTCTTTGCTAGTGGCTTTTGAGTTAATGGTTGAAGGGTAGCAATGTGTAAATGCTCTGGGTCTAGAACAAAACAATCTCTACCTCTGCTAAATCGGGATGGCATCACTGTCAAAGTTCCAAAATCTGACTCATATACACTGAAGCCTGCCACAATTGCTCGTTGACCAGCTGGTGAATTTGAATAGTCATATTGCTTTGAGGCATTACCACTAAATCCAGAAATTGCCTGTTTTACAAAAGAGCCACAAACAATGCTTTTAGGATCAGCACCATTTTCCCAGCAAGATGCAACTACAGTGGCAAGCATGGACTCAGTTATTGACCTTTGAGTGCCATCAGTTGCGCCAGCATTAGGAGTGCCACCACTTAAAGTTGGATTTGCCCCACTTGTTCCTCTTGAAACATTTGAAGTTAGCCAGGCTGGCAAACCAGCTGTTACTCTGGCACCACCACCATTAGCTGAGCCTGCGTCACTACTCTTATTAGCCGAAATACTGCTCTCAAGGTCTCTTTTAATTTCCTTTGTCTTAAAGGCAATTTGCTGAGCTAATGTTTGAGCATTAGCTACGCCGTTGACTGCTTCATCAGTCGTTGAAACTTCAACAACTTTGTCAGCGATCTCAGTGTACGTTCCTTTTCGGACAGGAAGAGTACCAGCATCATTCCCTGGGCTGGCTTCGCCTTCTGCCACTTGATTTGAGGAACTCGCTGCAGCCAAATCAATTTCAGCAAATTCAACATAAGTATTCCCAGCTTTTCTTTGCTTGCACATTGAAAAGATAGGGGTTTCGGTTGGGCTGACAGACTTCAGCAGATCACTGATGTCCTCCCGTATGGTTGTAACATCATATGTTTCAACGGTGTTTGAATTTTGAGCCAATGTATATCTCCTTTTAACTCGTTGCTAATAACCAGTTCGCCGCATCATCTACGGAACCAGTTTGTTGTAATTTAGCGGTAGCATCTTTGATTGCTCTAGCCTTACCACTTGATGCAACTTGTTTTGCTCCTGGCTTTATATTGAGGGGTCTAGCTTGAGATACTTTACTTTCTACCTTGCCATTAGACTGCAATTCTTGCCATTTTCTGGCATCATTTAGCACTCTAATAGCCCGACTATCTATAATTTGAGCTATTTCCTCATCAGTAAAACCATATGTAGCCCCAGCATTCACTAGCTTTCCTCTCATTGCATTGGCCGTATCTTGATTTGCAAACTCTGGTATTGTTTTCTTTAGAGTTTCTGCCTCTTGAGCCAAATAAGCTTTGAGAGCTTTAGCGTCTTGTTCCTGTTTTTGATGAGCCATCTTCTGTTGCTGTTGACTTAATGCCATCTGTTGTTGTTGGGCATCTTGCCACTTTGCATTTTGGATTGACCATTCAATAGGGTCACTTTCTGCTAAAGATATGTCAGGCTTTTGAATGTTGGTGTCTTTTAGTTGATTTTGGTAATTGTCTAGAGCATTCGCTAGTTGCTCCCTCTCTTTTTGAAGATTTGCATAAGTTTCTTGAGCTTGCTTTTTAATCTCTGCTGTTTTACGCAATTCTTGCTTGATATACTCTTGACCCGATGCAGATTGTTTAAGCTGATTGAGTGTCCACTTTTGTAGCTCACCATTAACCTTCACTTCATGCGTTTCTGGCTCTATGGGGGCTGTTTCGGTGTACTCTTCAGGTGCAATTTCGTCAGGTGTAGTCGTATTATCTTCTTGGGCTTCAATACTTTCTTCAGGCACAGTATTGGTAGTACCTTCATCAACAATTTCA